TCCTCGTCCGTGCAGAGCGACACCCGCACGCTGCCTGCGTCCACCCAGGTCGATACGTAGTAGCTCGCATCGTCCACCGACACGTCGCACGGGCAGACGAATGAGTAGGCGACGGCCTCCCCTATAGCGTCGAGTGTTTGGGCATGGAGGGCCCCGCCACATACCACCTGCCGGATCGGGTAGATGTCCTGGCGGTCCTGTATCTGCTCTAGCACGACCTCGCAGTTGTAACCGCCCCACTTCTGATAGGTGTAGGGCTGTCGATCCTCGGCAAAGTGAACCCGATAGCCTGCGTCATCGGCGTCGTAGGTGAGCAGTTGCCCCCGCGCCGGAGCCACGTCGAATTGCACCCGGCCGGACTGCGAATCAATGAAGGCGTCGGTATAGACCGCGCCATCCACCTTGACGACTGCCCCCGAGGTATAGTCATGCTGAAACCAGAAGACCAACGTCTCCCCGTCCCCCACGCCGAATAGCCGAGCGCGCGGAGCGGTATCTGTATGGTCGTCGAATCGGAACTCTCGCAGCGCCCCGAGTTGCTGATGGTACAGGTCGAGGATGCTCTGCCATTGGGCGGGATGGAGGAGATCATAAGCAAGTCGGAATCGGAGCCGCGAGCGCGCCCAGCGCCCGGATCGCACGAGATAGCCGGTGTCGAATGGGGCGATGTCCGTGCTATAGAGGACCTCTACGCTGAGTTCCGCCTGTGGCAGGGTGGGATAGGTAGCGACTTCCATCTAGCGCCTCCTGCCAACGGGGTTGTTCTCGCGCATGGACTGCTGGAGCGCGCTGCTTATCGCGCCACGATTCCTCAACAGGAAATCCATCCCGGTCTGCGTGTCGATAGCCTGAATCGTGAGGTTGACCGTCATGGGAGGGCCCGCCCCGGCCATCTGCGAGAGGGGTGTGATTTTCTCGGGCACCTCGCCCACCATCGCCAGGGTCGGCCTCGTCACGATTCCGCCTCGCGCGAAAGTGGGAATCGCGCCGCTGATTGCCAACGCCTCCCCGTAGGCGTCCACGCTCGGGCCTGCCGTACCACCGCCGCCGAGCAGCAGGCCCGCCGCCGCGTTGAATATCCCGCCGAGAACGCCGCCCGCCTGCCCCGTCTTCTGCATCTGGTCGATACCGAATAGCCAATCCGCCACCATCTTCGCGATCATATTGGCGAAGCTGCGCTCGATGGAGCGCCAGATGTCGAGCAGGAAATCGGCAAAGGAAGATGCCCCCGTCATCATGTCGCCGAAAGCCTGGGCGAAGGCGTCGTGGATGTTGCGAACGACGTTGACCCAGTCCTCGCTAATCTCGCGGGCTACTGGGGGGCTGACGTTCGCAAGTTCCTGCATCAGCCGGCGGATTTCCTCAATGCGGGCGATGATGACCCCGCGCTCGCCCGCGCCCAGGTCTTCCGTCGCCAATGCCCACTGAAGATTGACCAGTTCGCCCTGCAATCCGTGGAGGCTAGTCTGCGTAGCGTCCACCTCCCGCCGCAGGAAGCCGAAGCCCGGCACGGTTCTCCCGATCACATCGAACATCGACTCTAGTTGTTCCTGGAAGCGGAAGACGCCGGCCTTCGTCAACGCGTTCAGGTTGTCGCACATTTCCTGCGCGTCGAGGATGGCCTGCGTGAACTCCGGGTGGAGGCGAATCAGCGCGTCGGTCAGAGGGTCGTAACCCGCCTCCGTAAGAGCGTTCAGCGTGGCGAGTTGCGCGTCAAAGGCTTCGTCTGCCGCGCGAGTCTCCTCTGCCACCTTGCGAATATCGTCGGCGGCCTGCTTCGCTGAAAGCGCGAGTTCGGCCCGTGCCTGGTTCGTACTTGTGCGCCATTTCTCCCAGACGCCGGACAGTGCCGTGAGATACTTGGCTTCGAGCTGGTGTTGGGCAGCCACGTCGCCCGCGGCCTTGGCGATCTCTACTTGTATATGGAGCCAGTCAAGGCCCTTGGTAGTCGCTTCCAGGAGGGCGTCCTTGGTAGCCTTGACGCCCGCGATACTAGCGACGCCGACGCCACCAGCCTCCGGCACTTTCGCCGCAGCAGTACGTGCCGTTTCCAACTTGGCGAGTTCCTGCTTGAGGTCAGCGATCTGCCCCTTCCAGCCGCTAATATCCGCCCGCGTCAACACGGGGACTGCTTGTCCTTTCGCGGTGAACCTCGCCGCCCGCGCCTCTGCCTCGGCCAGCTTCCGTTCGGCGGCCGCGAGTTCGACGCGTGCGGCCGCCTGCCGGGTTAACTCAACGCCCGTCGCCGCGAGTTCCTTCTTGTAATCCCACCATGCCCGGATAGCCTCGCGGATGGTATAGGTCATGGTGACGAAGGAGGCCGTCACTAGCGCCAATGCTCCAGCGGGCGCCGCCAGGAGCATCATAGCCTCACCAGCCGTCGCCGCCCCGCCAGCCACTGCTGCGAGCGCGAAGACGAGTTGCGGCGCGAGTAACGGTATGAGGAGTTGAAGCGACATGATAAGGCCGGGCAGAGCGATGAGCATGGGACCTAGGGCAAGCATGAATGCCGCCACCTTTGCCGTCAGGACCGTGAGCGAGCGCGTGAGTTCGGGGTTCTCCTTCACCCAGGCGGCCACGGCCTTCGCTACTCTGCCCAGCGTTTCGACCAGCGGCCGCAGCGCCGGTATCAGTTCCTGCCCGATACCGATTGCCGCAGCGGTGATCTGGTTCCGCATCAGGCCCCATTGGTAGGCGAAAGCCTTTGCTTGTCGTTCAAGTGCGGCCTGTGTCGCCCCTGCAGCGTCCGCCTGCAACTCCAGTTCGGCTCGATAGATAGCACCTTCCTGGCGGGTCAGGCTCATTGCCGCGCGCAGCGAACGTTGCTCCAGCCCCATCGCGGCGAGAAGCTCGGGACTGTTCCCACTCACCTTGTTCAGAATGTCCACCGCCCCGGCGAGTCCCTTCGTCTGGATGATGGAGAGGGCTGATTCCTTGGTAACCGTGGCGAGCGCGGTGGCGAGCAACTTCGGGGGATTCAGGAATGTCACCATGATTCGGTTGAGTGCGGTCATGGCCATGTCGGAGCCAATACCCGCCTTCGTCATGGTGGCGATTGCCGCCCCGACCTCTTCGAGACTCACGCCAACGGCGGCGGCCGATGCCAGCACCTCGCCGATACCATTCGACAGTTCGGAGAAAGTGATCACGCCGCGGTCAACGGTCTTAAAGAGCACGTCAGATATGTGGGCGGAATCCTCTGCCGTCATACCATAGGCATTGATAGCGCCGGCGATGGCCCGGGCAGCGGTCGCGGTATCGGACATACCAGCAGAGGCCGCCTTGGCTGAAGCCTCCAGCACCTTGAGTCCGTCCGCCCCTTCAAAACCCGAAGAGGCGATGTCGTAGAGGCCGGCGGCCAGTGTCGCGGCAGACTGAGGCAGGCGCGTCGAAAGGGCGATGATCTCGGCAGAGGTAGCCTGAAACTGCGCTTCCGTCAACTTGAGGATAGAGTCCACGTTCCGCATCTGCGTCTCGAACTCGGCCGCGGACATAACTGCTTTACCGAGACTGGCCGCGATAGCCCCGCCCGCCACAGTCATCGCCATACCGACGCGCCGGATGTCTTCAGCATGGAGTCTGATGAACCCCGAGGCGCGCTGGAAGGATGTTCCGACGCGGTCCATCGTGAGTTTGACTTGCTGATCTACCGCAGTCAGTGCCTTGACTGCCTGTCCATAATCGAGTTGTATGGAGCCAGTTACGGCCCCAGCATCAAACGCCACTCGGCTTGCCCTTCCGCGCCCGGTCTGTCATCGCGTTGAACCGGGCTATAGCCCTCATACTCTGAAGCGCCTTCACGTTCTGAGCCTCGCCGGGGTCAGTCTCTCCCGCGGGCTCGGTTGCCCGAGCGAAAACCCGGCGCACTTCCTTCTGTCCCGACTCATCCATATACGGGAAGGCGGAGATGGTTAGGTCCACCTGGCGCTCCTGTGCCTCCCACCGCATCCCGGCGTCGAATAGCACACGGAACGTTCGCACGTCCATGTGCCAGATAGAGTGGGCATGGTTCAGGTCGTCTCGGTAGACGTAGGCTCCACCGCAACTGCGGAGGAATCCGACAATAGCCTCGGGCCAGGCGAGGGGGGTTCGTCCTTCTTCGCTGGCCCCGCGGCTTCCGGGAAGAACCGTTCGGTGATCGCCTTGCTCAGGGCCGCGGCTTGCGGCACACTGAGCGCCAGGAATACCTCGCGGGGCATCCCCGCCTTCTCCATGATGATCTGTGTGAGTTCCATCGGGTCGGACTGGTCGCCCTTGCCCGCCTCGACAATCACGCCGACTGTCACCGCGACCTTGTACTCCGTACCGCCGACATTCACGAGCAACGGTTCTGCCGCTAGTGCGTCTAGTTCAAGCGTCATAGCATTCGCCTCCTGTTATTCTGGGTGGCCCGGAGTGCGCGCAACGCGCGAAAGGCTGGAGGCGGGACAGCCCACTCCGAGCCGACAACAAGCCTCTCTTATGCGTCTACACCAACGGGAGTTGCGCCTCGTCTCCCAGGAAGAGGATTCGCGGCAGCGCCTGAGAGAGCGGGAAGCTGTGGAACGTCGCCGTCAGAATCCGTTGGTCTGTGGCGTTGAAATGCCACTCCATGTTGACCTGCGGGAAGCAGACCGGCGCCGTGATCCAGTCCTCTTCATCTACGGAAGGAACCCCATCGACATACGGCTTGATGATGAGCCGCTTCGCGTGGTCGCGATGACTCGTCCCCAAACCCAGGCGAATGTCCAGGGCGTCGTTCGAGATGCCCACCGTCGGAGTGCCCGCTGCTCCATACCACTCAGCCTCCGTTGGCAGGACCTGCTCGAACAGGTCGTAGTTCAGGCTCGCGAACTGACATTCGATATCGCAGATTTTGCCGACCGTCACCAGGTCCCAGGGACCCGTTCCCGTTTGGGCATAGGTGATCGGCGCGGTTTCCTCCACGAGCCTGATAATCACGTCGTGCGTCTTCCCCAACTCCACCTCGGACCCGGCATCGCCAAACCAGACCTGACAGGGCCCGAGTTGCGGCAGTTTAGTAGCGCCCATAGTGAGCGTCTCCTTTGGCCCGGCGGCTAATAACCCCAGGCAGCGTCTGTGATTCCGCGAACCGCGTAGTTCGCGCTAATCTCGTATCGGAAGCGCTCGTCGCCTCCGAGGAACTGAGGTTCGTTCACCGCCTCGATGACCCAAACCGTATGATCGGCGAGCTGTACGCCCGCCCGATCCCTGAGGAGTTCGTGTATGCGATGTGCCAGCGCCCGAGTCGTGAAGTAGCTTGACCCGACACCGCCCACCGTGAGAACCTGGAACATCAACTCGCCGACGCTGCCCCGCAGAATCGGCTTATCGGAAGAACCGCCGCGCTCCAGCAGCACCGCCATCGGGCCCACGCCCTCTGCCGGCAGGTGGCCGCAATGCCACTCGTCAGCGAGTGACAGCGTTAGCTCGGCACCTATCCAGTAGAAAAGCTCGTGTAGAATGTCCATATGCTATCCAGCGCCTGAGCCGCCGCCCAAACCACCACCAGCAGCCATCGGCATACCGCCCATGCCCAAGCGGCGCGTGACGCCCTTAACCCACACCCGAACGTATTGCTCCTGGTGGCGCTGGAGCTTGGATTCGAGGTACTTGTTGCCCGCGTCCGCGTCCTGAAAGTGCATCGGTATCTCGTGGACCCTCGCGGCATAGGGCGTATTGAATCCGACGAGGACCTTGACGGAACGCCACGAGCTGTCCGAGATCACCTCGAACGTACCACTGCTCCGCAGGTTGCCGGTGTCGATGGGAACGGTAGGCGGCTCATTGATCGAATCCGCGATGACCTGCATGGCAACTTCCCCCGCCATCTGCGCCGTCGCAGTCGGATAGGACGAAGCCAGAAAGGACAACCTCTGTTTCATCCGCGCCGCTTGGGTTTTATCCCACTTGATTCCGCTCGCCATGCCTCACCTGATATAGGCGACCCAGTGCCGCCCGCGGTCGTTCATCCAGCCCTCTTGTCGGTCGCGCCGCGCGATGCTGTATGTCCTCGTCTCGAAGACGATGCGATCCTGCCCACCAAGATTCAGGTCTTGCGTCACCCCCGCCCCGTCTATGTATGTCCAGGGCAGGAACACGATCCCGGCACAGTCGATCTCCTGGCCTGCGTTATCGAATATGCGAACGTTGTCGAACTCCACCCGTGCGTTCAGCGTAAGCGTTAGCGGCGTGGCCGCGGCTATCGGTTCGCCATCGTCGGCCGTCCCCGTACCCTCAGTGCCGATAGGGCCGCGCTCAAGCTGTATCGTGTGGATGAAGTATCGAGAGACATCCCGTGGCATCTAACTTGCCCCCAGCAGCGCCGCATACTCCGCCGACGTATCCACTGTGAGATTGGGGTTCGAGGAGAACTCCTGTAGGGTCTCATACACGCCGCGCTCCTCAAGAAAGTCCGCACTCACGCCGATAAGGACGTGCTCACACCTTGGATGGAGTGGCGGCCTGAACTCATCCCGCAGGATCGGAAACCCGTCCGTCTGCCCCGTGATGGAGTACACGCTGCCCTGCACCGCCGCACACTGAGGGCAGGCCCCGCTATGAACCGATATCTGTACGAGATCCCCGCCGACCGCCGTAGTGCTGGCTATGGCGCCCTCGCTCGCCGCCTGCCGGGTTGCCGTCTGCGCCACCATCTCGGAGTATGACTTGAGGTTGTAGCGCCGGAAGACACCATCGCGGCAGTTGATTCCGATGTACTCGCCGCGGGAGCAGGCTTCGAGGCTTGCGCGCAGGTCGTCGGGAATGTAGCCCTTGAGTCCGTCCGTCGCGCCCGTCCGTAGGGCTTCCCGTATGCGCCGCCCCATGACTTGCGGCCCCAACCCCTCGACGCGTCCCTCCGCTATCAGGTGGGCGATCTGAGTTTCCCTAAGCACCGTCTGCTGCGTATCCGTCCATACCCGTTGCACGAAGGGCGCGATGCTGTGCAGGGCCTCGGAGGTCTCGGCGGTAACCCTGGCGATAGCCACCTCCACGCCCCGCCGGTCCATAAGCGTCATAGCCGGCAGGACGGGCATCCTGAATGACTCAGCCGTCAGGTCCATGCCTCGCCGGTAGGCCCGCGGCAGATACCTGCGACTCCACCCCGCCTGCCTCTCCTCCAGCGCCCGGATGATGCTGTCTATCTGCTGGAGGAGCAGCATGGTGCGGCGGTACTCGAATGACGTGGTTGCCGCACGCCCGATGATCTGAGACAAACGCGCTTCCGCCTCCTCGTAGAAGCGGAGGAGTGGACGCCTCATCTCGTCAAACATGGACACGGCAATAGGCATCGACGCTCACCATCCCGCGTTGGGGTTGTCCATGAATCCGCGCCGGAACGTCGGCTGCGTGCGGTCGGTATCGCCGGCCTTTGCGTCTACGTCCGTGACGCTGATACCGCCCACATACGCGCCCGCGCCCGCGGACGCATCCGCCGAGGCGAGGAGTTCCTTGCCCTTCTCCTCCAGGAAGAGGGCTGCGGCGTTCCAGTCCTCGGAGAAGCGCCCAATTTGGAAGTTGGGGTTGTGCCCGATCTGCCGCGCCCAAACGAGGAGCAAGTGTCCTGCCGCCTGCCACTTGTTGCCGCCGCAGTCAGCGACCTTGGATGCTATCTCCTCGTTCTGGAAGACGAATGGGTCCCCGGAGTAGGATGGTCCCGTATCCTGAATCTCGAAGCGCACCCAGTCAGTCGTCGAGGCGGCAGGATCGCCGCTGTAGGAGGTGCTCACGCGGGAACCTTCTCCTTGGCCTCGACCTTCTTATGGCCCTTGCCCAAGTCGGCGATGTGGGCGCTGAGTAGTTGTTCGGAGTCCTCGCCCTCTACCACGAGGAACATACGCCCACAGGAACAGCGGAGAATGGGGGTGTCGGGTTCGATCTCGGAGAGGAAGCCGGACTTGCGGAGCTGGTCGTTCACATCGACCTTCAGCACTTCGCCGATGCGATGCTTGGCCTCACTCTGTCCGTAGAACTCTCGCATCACTTTGCCTAGAATCATGCGTCGCCTCACTTTCATTTTGTGAGCGGGGCGGCCCGTTCAGTGCGAACCGCCCCGCCTTGGTTACTCAGCACGTCACGAGACTGGTTAGGCCTCGTTCATCACCACCTGTGCGATACCACCCGTCGTCAGGCCCGAGAAGTAGACTCCCAGGACCGGCTCCAGGATACTTACGTCGAAGTGGAATGCGGCGGTGATTCGGTCACCCTGCGCGTCGTTCGCGAGGGGGAACCGCTTCACGACCACCGACGTTCCCTGGTGTCCCGCGCCAGTCCACCCGATGGTGTAACCGGCAGACGGAACGGTGAGGGAAGGCGACGGAGGCGTGAAGTACAGGAGCGCGTCGTTGCCAGGGAAGATACGCTGGCCAATCCACTGGCCGCCCTCAGGTCCGTAGTTGGCTACCGTCTTCAGGACGATGATCTCGTCCAGCTCCAGGTAGTCAGCTACCATCTGAGGGGTGGCCTCGGGAACGCCGCCAGCCTGCGTGAAGACGTACCGGGCGATGATGCTCGGATGGTTCTTCAGCGCATCCCAGACGTTAGACCCCACCGCCAACTTGTTCGGAGCAAACCCGCCAGAGGCGAGTTCCATCCAGTTGCGGTAGTAGTCAATGTCCTGCTGCGGCGCGCTCGGGGTCGCGTAGTCCTGCCAACGCCGGACGATGTTCAGCCCGTAGTTGGTCGCGGCGTTCGCGCCCGTCACGTCCGTTCCCCAGATGCCGACGCCAAACGCGGCCGCCGAAATGAGATAGTCGCGCTTGAGCATGAGCAACTGGGTCACGTGATTGGTCGCGTCCCGATCCATATTGATCGGGTTGGTTGCGTAGGCGGGCTCCTCGTAGCCGAGGTCCTTGTGATACGCCCATTCCTTGCAGAAGTAGTGGCCGGGCGCATTCATCCGGTATCCGCCGCCCTCAGACTCCGAAGCCGGAGCCCGGGGCCTAACATCGTGAACGCGGAACTGGTCGGAGCGATTGTAGCGGAAGATATTCGCGCTAATCTCGCTCTGGTTTACGAGGGGGAAGAGGCGCTCACCGGCAAAGTACCTTCCGCCGAGCGAGCTGCCGAGAATCCAGTTGCTGGCGATAGTCGTCAGCATCGGATCAATGTGAACCATCGCTTTGGTCGGCAGTGGCATGGTCTATATCCTCCTAGCCATCCTGGAAGCCAGCGTCGGCTCTCCATGGATTCAGCGCCTCAACGTCAAGCGTGGCGCACTCGCCGCCGGTCGGCGTAGGAGACAGCGCACCCGGTTCATGCATCTGCCCACCAATCCAGTCGCTTGCAACGCACTGCACCGCATGCCCGAGGGCATCGGAAGCCCAGGACGCGCCGCAGGTGATTGCCGCGGTGATGACGCACTTGCTCTTGCCAACGCGCATCACCAGTGCCCACTCGCCGGGAGTGGCGCCAGGCAGGTTCGGTGCGTTCTGGAGAATCCCGCACATCTTCTGCCCGTCACCGCACAGTCCGACAAGCGGTCCATTCCAGCGGTCAGACCAGCACACAATGCGAACGATGTGATACTGGTTCAGCCGCAGGTCCTGATTCGGAACGAACGTGTGGAGAACAGACGGAAGTTCGGTTGCCATTGTCTATCCCTCCCCCGCGACTTCCGCCCTATACTGCTGGGCGAGTTCGGGATCGTCGGCGAGCACCTGGAAGAGCGCATCGTTCTCGTCGAGCTTGGTAGCCGACTTCGCGATCAGCTCCTTGGCGCGCTTCTGGATGGTGTCGTATGCCTTCAGGGTCGGCTCGCCGCGGCGCGAGGTCCCGATCTGTCCGACGCCAACACCAGCTTTGATATTCTCTTTGATGCCCTTAGCGAGGGCGGCGAACTGCTTGCGTGCGTCACTGTCCATGCCCTTGACCAGAAGAATCTGATCCTCTCGGGCTGCGCCGGGCAGGCCCGCCTCATCGACGATCCGAGCGACTTCCTCGGCGTCGGCCTTGGCGATCTGCTCGACCTGGAACTTCTTGAGGTCAGCGATCTCAACGGCCTGACTCTTCAGGAGTCCGACCACGATGCCAACCATGCCGGGATTCTCAACCGCAGCCTTAGTGATGGCCTCATAATCCCCGGATTTGGCCAGATCGATAACCTCTGCGGGAAGCTCAGGGGCCTTCTCAGGCTCCTTCGGCTTCTCGTCTGCCTTTGCCACTGGAGCTTCCTTCCTCGCGGGTTCCGGTTTCGGCTCGACCTTCTTCGCAGGCTCAGTCTTGGCGGGCGTGGTGTCGCCGGCGGCTGCCGACAACTCCTTTGCCAACGCCTTGACGGCCGGGTCAGAGATTCCGCCGAGCAGCCGAAGGGCCGCGGTGACCTTGTTCTTATCGCCCGAACTGAGGGCTTTCTCCACCGCCGTCTCCATCGCCGCGAGCACAGCGCCCTCGGTGTCGGTCGGGGTATTGAGAGCCGTATCCAGTTCGAGCACTTCCGCTTCCGTCAACGTCACTTCGGGCATGGGTCGACCTCCTTGCCCTGACTCTGATTTGAACAGCAGAAACTTGCGTCGATTCGCGGCGCGGTCGACGAGTGAGATTTCCTTCACGAACAGGTTGCGGAGTTCGTGCGGGGTGTTCTCGTCCTCATCGGCCGGCTTGTCTGGCATTTGGCATCACCTCTCTCGGGCCAAAAGAAAAAGCGGCCCAGTTTTCACTGGACCGCTTATGGGTCTCTGGATTGGCCTGCTAGAGGCGCTTCATCCGCCAGGCTCAAAGGCTTGGGGCAGATGCAACTATTCACTTGTTCCTAAACTATTATACCATAACCCACAATAGAATACAATAGATTTTTGGTGTCTATGCCCTTTTGTCGATGATCTGATACACCGGACGATGCCCCTCCTGGATCGTCCAAAGTGCCCTCGTCCGGCATCGCGGGCAGACGGTCTCGAATGAGGTCGAGCCGCCCCCCTTCGTCAGCGCCTTGAGTAGCAGGCGATCACAACGAGGTTCCGGGCACCTCAGCAGCGTGAACTGCCGCGTCGATGTCACTTGTCCCGCCCGCAAATCGGTCACCCCTGACCCTCCACCGTCAGATGCCTGCACCGGATCGGCATATAGGCCGCCCGGTAGCCTGCGTGGTAGGCATCCACTGCAAAGCCGATGTCTTCCTGTCGCCCGCGCAGGTCCGCCTTCCAGCGCGCCGCCTCCAGCAATCCCCGTCGGTAGAAGCAGACCGCCCCCGCCGCCAGGTCCTGCACCTCATTCTCGTCCCGCGGATCGTGCTCCCATGCCTGCATTGCCGGCCACGCCTTGCCCCTGGCGCCGTTGCCCATCGCCCGGAAGTGCTGGAGCAGGCCGCCCTGCATCTCCACGTCGCGTAGGTGAAAGACGTTCCAGCAGTGCGGGTCCGTCTGCGAGTTCGGCACGAGGGCGCTTATCCACGGCTTACCCGTACTCGCCAGTAGTCGTAGGGTCTCTGGCGGGGGTAGTATGTCACTGTCCACGGAGAAGAGTGCCTCGCAGTCAAGCGCCAACGCCGCCTCGGAGAGCATGTTCCGGAGGAGGGCGAGTCGGGAATAGACCCGGTGCAGGTGCGCCTGGTCGCCCGGTTCGCGGCAGTAGTGCGGCAGGGTGCAGTCCAGGTTGACGACGGCTAGGCGGGGGAAACGTTCATTGGTAAGGCCGAGGTCCCCCGGTTGCCATGCCCCGTCTACCGCCCATACCCACTGCACGGTATGGCCGTGGGTATCGAGCGCCGCCATCGCGTCCAGGTAGGCGGGCACGGTCCAGCGATTGTGCAGAATACCGCCGAGGGCGATTCTCATTCCCGCACCACCTTGATTGTGGTATAGACGCCTATTCCGGGCGGCATGATAACCTCGATGTTGTACTGCTCCGAGTGGAAGAGCGCGAAGAGGTCATCCAGCGTGTACACCCGGAGGTGAAGCGGCCATCCATCCTCGAAGGGCACCTCGACGATAATGCTGTGCTTCGCCACCCGCATCATCTCGTCGCAGGTCGCCTGCAGGACTGCGGCCGGAACGTGCTCTAGGGTCTCCTGGCAGGTCAGCACATCGAAGGCTCCGTCTTGGTAGTGTGTGAGAGTTTCGTGTGCCCAACCCGCGCGGAATCCAAGGTGCAATCGGTGCTCCGACCGCAGTCGCTGAATGCGTTCCTGTATGACAGGCCCCACCTCCTCGCAGATGTCGGTCCCCCCCACCGCATAACCCCGCTGGAGTAACTCGCACATCAACGTTCCCTGCCAGCAGCCCACGTCCAGGATGCTGATATTCCGCCCTATGCGCGCGGCCTCCGCGTCTACGGCATCCAGAAACGTCTTGTAGCGCCCGCCCTGGAGTCCGTCAAACCCGAAGCGGATACCACCGCCCTCCAGATATTCGCACGCCTCGTCGAAGATGTTGCCGCGGTAGAGCACGAACAGGGCGTTATTGAGTACCCGCCAGGAATCGGGGGGCAGATCTTCCAGGGCCGCCCGCACATCCTCCAGCGGCGAGTCGTTCGTCTGGTCGTCGTCCTGGGTGGCCGGGGCAATAGCCTCCCATAGTGCGGCATTCTCCGGCAGGGTCAGATTCGGCGCATTCAGGCTCCGCCGTACGCCCTCCCGTTGCAGCGGCGTCATGGCGTCGAGCGCGGCGACGACTTCGGCGGCAAGGTCGGCGTAGATCATCCTATGCACCCCTCGCCCGCGTGTTCCCGACTCTGGAAGCCCTGGGATCGCATCCATTCTTCGAGTCCGTCCATATGTCCCGCGAGTTCGGCTTCGCCTAAGTCGGCAAGAATCACGTCCACGAAGTAACTCCACTGCTTACCATCCTTGTCCACTCTTGCCATGGCGATGCGATGCGTCCGGTCGCCACCCGCAGGAAGTCCGAACAGCCTCATTCCCCGATTTTCGACTACGCGACGCGCCTCCATTTCAGTCATCCTATGCACTCCTCGTAGAGCTGTCGAATCCGTCCGCACTGTGTATCCATGCTGTGGTACGATTCCACCCACTGCCGCAGGTAGCGCCTCTCCTCCGGTAGGTCATTCTCCATCGCCCATTGGAAGTCGGCGTAGACCTCCAGCGAAGTCCGCTCCTTCAGTTCCGGGTCGCCGCGCCGCTCGCAGTAGAACTGGTTCTGAGCGAGGGCATCCACGTTCTCCGGCGTCACGAGATGGCCGGCGGGCACCGTGTCTATGAAGTAACCCTGCCCCGCGATCACAAACCGCCCCGCCGCCATCGCCTCCAGTACGACCTGCGCCGATCCGAAGATGACGCGATAGCGAGGCATGACCTCCGCCGTATCCGCGAATCCATGCCACTCCATATTCGGCGGAAACTCGGGCAGTGCCTCAGACGCCATCCCGTAGCAGTCAATCATACCCGGCCAGTGTTCCGCCACCTTGAAGGCGTTTATCATCTTGAAGGAGCGCCCGAAGAAGGCGGCACTCTCGCCTAACTCCTCGCGGAACGGGAACCTGTCCAAGTTGACCCAGTTCCAGATGACCTGATAGTTCGGTGTCAGCGCCCGCATGGCATGTTCGTCGTGCAGGGTCTCTACCGAGATGATGCCCTTGTAGTAGCCGGCTGGCGGCGGCGTCACGAGACCGTGGAGGGTGCAGATGGCGGGCTTCGCGAATCCGTCCTTGGGAATGCCCGCGCCCCACCACTGATGGTCGATAACATCCGCCTCTAGGTTGGCGGCGGTCTCATTCAGGAAGTCCTCAAAGACTCCGCCCGGTGGCATATAGAGAATGCGGTTGGCGGGCACGCGACAATGCCCGCACAGAATTGTCAGCGCGGTGTCGTACGCGCCCGAGGCGACGATCCAGCATTCATCGCCCGCGTCAAGGAGCCATCGGCAGAGGTCACCCATGCGACGCTCGCAACCTCCGCCGGCCAGTAGACCGTAATATAGAAGGACGCGCACCCTACCCCTCCTTCTCGTACCACTTGAATTGCGTCACCAGTTCATTCGTCGGCGTGTGTAGTAGAGACATGACGCAGCCGAGTTCGATCACGGGAATGCTGTACATATCGGCTATCTCGACGCAGAGGTGTGCTGCCCGCGCGCCTGCGCCAAGGATGCAGATATCGGGCTTCCACGGTAGGTTCGCCGCCTGCTCCAGACACTTCACAGACCCGGCGAGTCCCTCCTCCAACGTGATTGGCGTCGCGTCCGCCACATGCCAGAAACCCGCCGAGTAGGTGGTAAGGTCTCCTATCGGTGGCGTATTCAACTTAAGCGCCGCCGCGACCCTCTCCGCCTCGTTCGTCACCACCAGCACCTTCCGGTTCTCCAGCAGCATCCACAGCCAGCCGTCAAAGAGCAAGTAGAACGGCACCAGCGCATCGGCGAGGAGCGCGCCCAACTTGAATCGCACATCCCACAGGCGCAGGGCTTCGCGGAGTTTCGGCCCCATACCGGGTTTCGCCGCCTCCGGTCCCGACCGCGGCAACCCCACGATATCCACCCTGGAGAGCGCCGCGATGAGTTGTTCGGCCACGCCAGGTCTATCTTCAGCAGCGAAGCCCCATGCTGATAGATAGTGGAACTCGCCGAAGCCCTTTGCCGCCCACAGCGTAGCCGACTCCCCGTCTGCCATCGAGATCATCGAGCAGGGTTCTCCGCGCTCGATAGCCTGGGCTAGGCGCGAGACGACGCGGGCCGTGTCGGCTCGTTCATTGTTAGGGAACAGGCTCTCGTATATCATTGCTCCCGCCTCCAGTGATGGTTTCTATCCGACGAAGATGGTGTACCAGTACGCATACAGGTTGACGAAGTCGTAGCTTCGCGTCAAGTCCAGTGCGGTCACCATGGGTTGTCTCCTTTCCGGGCGATTATCCCCAATCCTCCGGGTCTGCCATACCCGCTATCGCTCGCGCTATTCTGTCCAGGCGGTGTCCGTAGGTGTGGTTGGCGAGGACGAAGGCGCGGCCAGCATATGCAATATCCCATGCCATCTGGGGCACCTTTGTCAGCCATACGTCCGCCGTTCGAACGCTATGGTCCGCCTCCCATATCCAGCGCATATGAGTATCCTGCTCGAAGCCCAACGCCTCATATGCCTCGCTCCAGGATGTGAGGAACGGCTTGCCGCAGGCGAGGGCCTCGTAGCTTCTCATGCTCGTCATGTAGGTCTTGTCCCGCCCATCCATGCCGCTCCGTTGGTTGTTGTTGCCCAACACCACGCGCCCATGCGTGTACTGCTCCGCCGTCGTATAGCAGGAAGTCGCTCCCCGCCAGAATGGTTTCAGTTCGGGATAGGGCGGCTCCTCATAGGAGAAGATCGCCATGGAGTAACCCGCACGGGCGAGGGGCAGGATAACCGTCTCCGTCCCCCACTTGCGCGCCTCCCACTGGTTATCGTACCAATTGCCCGAGAAAACGAAGTCCGCCGCGTCCTCCGCTAGGGGCATCGGTTTGTGCAGCCATTCATTCGCCGCCAACGGTAGCCAGTAGACTCGCTCGTGCTTCAGGTGTTGGCGATAGGTGGGGATGCAGGCCTTGTCGCTCGTGAACACGTAGTCGGCCATCATCGCCTGCCCCATGAAGCCGCCAATCGCGTTCGGGTCCTCTATCGTCCAGAAGCAGAGCGGTATGTCGAGTTCGCGCGCCGTCGCCTGCGCCTGCCGCACAACCTCCGTGTTGCCGTTGTTCATCGTCAGTACGAACTCGGCATCGGAGGGCGCAAGCGTCTTGCTCTCGTCCAGTCCCTCGGCGGCGGGGTTGTCGGCGCACCACGTAGCGTAGCCGTCGCACAGGGCGCGTATGAATGAGAATCCGACGGGGAGGATGTTCATAGGTCTTCCCCCATAGATTCCTCCCAGGCGCTATATTCGACTTCCTTGACGCGGCGGCGGAGTTTCCGTACTTCGAGCACGAGAACGACTACCACCGCGATGAGGATCAGACACACCGCCTCGCTCATCCTATCGCCTCCTGGTTTCTCCGCCGGAACCATCCCCGCGGACTCTCAATGTTGAAACCCGTTCCCCTGCACCAGTCACACGAACCTCTCACGCGCACGCCAATGCCCCGAGATATGAGATAGCCCCTACCTTCACATACCACGCAACGCCACCACAGAACTCGGGCAATCAGCCGCGGGACGCGTACTCTGAGTATCCGGCACCACCTCGCTGGCATCATCGCCTCCTACCTAACATAAGCTCGCTCCATCCACTGCCCTAGCGTCGCCGTCGCAAACGGTATGAAATCGTGCCCGTGCTTCCTCTGGCAGTACACCGCGTTCTGATCGTAACCCGACAGATGGTCCTGGCTACCGTTCGGGTCCGGGTCGTGGTACGGTACGCCGTCGCTACCCGTGCTGATCGCCAGCCTTCCCTGGTGGTAGGCGTGGTAGACCATCGTCGAGAAGTCGATGAGCACCTTCCAGCCCGCCTTCCACGCCCGGAAGACCAGCTCCGTATCCTCGAAATTCTGCTTGCCGGGTAGCAGCGGATCGTAGACACAGAACCCGCTGCCATCCCTCTCCCCCAACGCCTCCACCATCGCCCACCGGATGACTACGGGATGAGCCAGGCCGGGGCGCAGATCGTTGGCTCGATACCAGGTCTTGGCGTGCGCTTCGAGCGCCGCACGTATCTGCGCGTACGGGTGCGAGTAGTCCAGCATTAACTGGGGCGAGCGCCACTGTCCACCGCCCGTCGTCAACGCTGCCCCCACCATGCCCGCTCTCTCCCATACCGGCGCCTGCATATGGCCGACAATCGACCCCAGCCACCGCTCCGGGAAGAGGTGGTCGGTATGAACTTCGACGACGAACTCCGGCTCGAAGTCGGCGCGCAGCATCTGATATCCCAGGTTGCGCCCCCTGGGTATGCCGAGATTCTGCCCCGCCCAATGGACGGCCACACGCGGCTCCTGCTGTGCTAGGAGGTCTAGCCGCTCCTGTGTTTCCCGGCACGTCGAGCCGTTGTCCACTACCTGCAACCGCCAGTCGAACTCGCGCAAGTCGGAATCCAGCAGCGACCGCAGCGCGTAGTCCATGGCCCGGTAGTGGGCAGGGCAGTCCGCCAAGTTACAGGCGAGCAGGTTTATCCCGACCGTCGTTCCGTTCATCCCCGCCCCTGGTGTCCGCCTGGGTTGGCTTTTGTGGCGTTTCTTTGGCGATTTCTGGCGTTTTCGGCTTCATATAGGGTATGGACGGCCTCGCAGTCACCCGTGGCCGCGAAACCATCATCGCCGCCCGCTTCGCTTCCTCGCAGATCGCCCGAAGCGCGACGACCGGGTTGCCCCGGAACTCCGCCTCCGTCACCGTCACCGTCCACTTACAGGCCGTGCAGAAGAAGCTCCGCATACCGCTAACCGCATTTTCGGCAGTCGTCTTGATCGCGTATCGCCCACAGGCCGGACAGGTAGCCTTGTGCCGCATGGCGAAGGCGGCCGCGCCCGCGGGGTCTGTCTGCCGCAACTCCGCCAACTTCTGGTCTATCGCCATCTCTGCTCTCATGCTGTTTCCTTTCGCGTAGACTGTTCTGAATGGACTACTCGTTCCGCGGCGACGTGTGGCGCCTCTGTTCCGAATTCACTTAGCGGCACACCGTCTGGTTCTGCCACCCATTTGAAACACCCGCGTATGCCGAATTCCATCGGCAGATGATCGAGACACGCCCCACCCACTAGGCCCAATACGTGCCTAGCTGCCCACTCCTTCAGCGTCACCGATGGATGCGGAAGGCTCTCTAGCTCAACAATGTGCGTGCCCCTGGGTCGATAGGCCTCTGCCTCCTCGCGATCATCGGTAAAGATGGCGTTGCCCTTGCCCGTAACCAAGTCGCCCGCCTGGTATTCCTCCCCGCCCCGGAACGCGTTATCGTGCTGCGGATAGGCGCCGCCCTCGTCAAACGCCCAAGCGTAAACATCCATCTGCATCGCCTCCTCTCATGCTGCTACCCTTTCTCCCCGCCCGCCTATCGAGAAGCCGGACAGGGAACCGTCCTTGACCTTCGCCCATACCTTGTCATCGCCGACGTAAGCGACCGTCACCCAGCTGCCCTTCAGTACCTCTTGCCTATTCAGGGTGAAGTCCGCCGGCGCAATGTAGTTCTCCACGATGTCGACGCCCGGAGCTTCCCTCTCATGCTGGACACCCATAGTGGCCTTCGCCGCCCGATAGCGCCGCATGAAGTCATGGGCTGCCACCTCGATCTCGTCGGGTGTTACGAAGTCATCCTGCGCATCGGTGTCCCTCTTGTCCCCCGGTTGTAGCACGATGCCGTAGACGATGCGCTTGTCCGCGTCTGCCTTGGCTATGGGGACGTACCAGGCCTTTGCCATTGGCGTTCGGTGCATCTTCCCCCTGCGCGTCAGTTCCGCCGCCAGCATGTCGTGGGTTGCGGAAAGGTCGGGCTCCTTGGCGGACTCGGGGCCGGCCTTCCGCGCGAACCACTTCTTTACCCACGCCCCGCCCTGCTGCGTGTATTCCAGCTTGATGTTGGCCCATGCCGCCTGCACGGCCTGGGTGACAAGTTCTTTCGTCTCTTCCTTGCCCTCCAGGATAGCGTTCATAGTCCGCATGGCGATAGCCTTCGCGCCCGCGGGTAGGTTCTTAAACGCCGACGGCAGGTCCGCCACTGTAGAGTAGGGCATATCAGTTCCTCACGGTTTGGTCTTGCATAGCTCGCAAACAGGCTCACCAAAGCGGTTGTTCGTGGTCGCGTTCTGGCCACCACATTGCAGACATGGTCCCATCGGTCCATAGTCTGGTGCGCCCAACAAGGACAGGTTGCTGCCGGGCAGTGGCAACTCGAAGGCGAACCTCAAGCCGGGGCCTCCGCCAGCCTCAAGCCCCAGCAACCAGAGGGGTATATCTATGAGTGGGATGCCGGTTGCCATCACTCCGTCTCCTTCCCCGCCATCGTGTGGGTGAGCGCGTGTAGGCGCGTCAAGTCCCCGTCACTCAGCTTCTTGCACGCCTCCGCCGTCAGCCCCGATAGCGCCGCCTTGTCTACCTCGCTGATCTTTCGGGGTGAGTTTGCCCTGCCCGCCTGCCCCCGCGCCCGCAGGTGGATATGGTCGGCAATCCCCGCCAGATACCGCAGTACAAGAGGCTTCGTCTGCTGGTAGTATGCTTCAAGATACGCTATGCCCCTAGCCATTGGCTGCTATCCTCTCCTGCCGTTGCTCCACCTGTGCCGCCCGGATCGCCCCTGCCAGTTGTGGCATATCGAAATCCTCGGCCAGTAGCACCATGTAGCCTGGCTTCCACGCCATCCACGTTCCCCGCACCGTCACCGTGTACCGCAGTTCCAGCCCGGACACAGGCAAGCTCACGCCACCGAACATCTGCCAGCGAATGCGGAAGCCTCCGG